CGAGTGTGTTCTTAGCAAGAGTTGAAGGAAGAATGGTTGTTTTTGATTGTGCGTAAACTTTCTCGTTTTGTTTATTCCAAAGAAAGTTAAATTCAGCTGCAAATTTGTCCAGCTGGGAATTGACTGGACTTGCTCCAGCTTCGAAACCACTGTATAGCCGCATCAGTGTATAATCATTGTGATATGACTTCTTGGCTGATTCCCAGAGCGTATCTGCGTTTGAATCGAGTTGCTTATTTTCCTCAAGCCACCACTCAATACACTGTACAACCATCTCTCGAATTTCAGGGTCGCCCCACGAAGCGACGCGAATTCCGCAAAGACGTTGGAGGAAGCCGTGAGGTGTCATACGGCCCGTTTCTTTGTTGTCATTTCCGCCTTGAATGATAGAACTCACAACACGTTGAGGGTCAAGTTTGTGCACAAAGATCCCTAGGTGCGGATCAAATCTAAACCCAAAGGCGAGGAATCGCAATTGGTAAGTGTATCTTGGTAAAGGGTCAGGTGTTTCAAGGACAACTCCAAGGTCGGAATGTAGGCAGCTCATGATCCAATCCCCAGTGAAGACTTCGAGGATAGAATCGTGAACAGTCATAATTACATCATCGCCCAAAACGACAATGCGGATTAGTTTGTCAAAGTCGTCGAGGTTGCCAAATTTGCAGGCGAAAGCGTACATGATGTAGAAGATGACGGTTCTGGTGTTGTCCCACGCGGTCAAGTATTGTCCGGAGGTGTTTGCGCCCCATCCATTAGCTCCTTTGAGAAGGACGAGGCCATCAGGCATGACGATTGGTCCGCAGTAAATCTGGTGCTTCAGATTTGTCATTCTGACATAGTTTTCCCCGGTTCGATCACTCTGTCGAAGGCATTCGAACTCGCCTTGCAACAAGCGTTCCATGATGCGGACGTGGATCGTTGAATCCATTTTCGACACATCAAATTCATATCCTTTGCGGAATCCTTCATCACCGCTGAGGTACGTGAAAAGGGCGTTGACACCACCACGGTACGGGTTGAAGCCATGCGCCGTGTAGCTACGCAATGGCTTGGCATTCAAACGCCCAAGCATGTCTTGGTATAAGCGACGAGAGCACTGAACGTGCTGTGTTGCAACTGGTGTAATTGTGCGAACTTTACCGTCATCCACTTTCTGGATAAGGCGGATCTCATGCTTTTTGAGCACAGTGTTGAAAAAACGGATGGTTCCATTTGGCAAATGGTTATCCCAGATTTTTGCAAGTTGGTCCTTGTTTTCCGGATCATCATACCATTGTCCTTTGGTGCCCCAGCGTTGGCATTCAGGCCATCCGTTGGTTTTGGAGAAATCGGTCTCTCTATCAACTTCTTCAAACGATGAGACTCTTGAGCCACGACAAACTCGCCAGAAGTGTCGGTTTGTGGCTTCCCATGCAATGTTCCAACATCCCCAATTGACATCATCAACGTCAGTCGGTTCACTACAGAAACGTTTTGCAGATTTGTACGCAGCGTCCAAATCACCCCAGTTCATTTTCATAGTGGGGGGGAATTTATCGAGCCAGCCGTGCTTCTTGAGGAATTCAGAAGCCTGGTGGTCATCATGTTCTTTGAAGTCAGAGGAACGGAAGTGGACTTTCCCGAGAGGCGGGAAGAGGTCTACAAGCTCTTTTTTGCTTGCCGTTTGTTCTCCAGAGTTTGCGGCACGTTCGCCACTGTAGCCGGTGACACAGCCCCGGACCCACTCTGGGTGGTTTTCGAGGTAGGGGCGGAGCTGTTTTTTGTCTGAAAAGCTTTGTTGAGCATTTCCATGTTCCAAGGCTCAAAATATGCAACTTGTCCTGTTTGGAAAGGCCCATTGCCAGGTGAGCCACTATGGGATCCGATGCATTTACCGGCTTTGTTCATGACGGGCATGCCGGAGTCACCTCCAACTGAGTCGGGTTTGTAAGAGATGCTCCTTCTCAAGATGACAATGTCTCCGTCAGCATCAATCGACATCATGTTGTGTTCTCCCAGCATGGGAACAGTTTTTTGCTCAATCTTGGTGCCGTTGTTCGTGATACGGATAGCTGTCACAGGGTCTTGTTTGTTTGCAGAGTCTTTGACGTCGGCAACTTGCATTGCATCAACACCAGCAGGCGCAGGCCAAAAAGCGTGATCACACAGATCCTCAACGTACGCACCGTGTGAGGTTCCGGCTCCAAGGGGGTGCGGGGGCAAAATAGCAGTTTGCTTGAATTTTTTGCCATATTTGCAGATGACGGCTGTGTTTGCGTGCAAGAGTCCATGCTTCTTGGATTGAACAAGAGTCTTTCCATCTCGCTCAATAAACGATCCAGTCATGTCTCCTTGCATGATGGTACCGTCACGGCTCTTGTATTGGTACGTGAGCTGGCAAAGGCGTGTCTCATTTGTGACAACCATAGCAGGAACAGCGTTGTTGATCGATTGGGCAACAACGATCTTCCATTCGCAGGCCTTGTACAAGCAAATCTTATGTTTCTTGTTTTCATCAGCCTTGCACGTGGTTTTGTTCGTGCAAATTCCGGGAATGCGTGTGCTGTGGTTCGAGTCACTGGTTTTGGGACACTTTCGACCAAGGAAGCAAAGCATGCACATGTTGAGGTTATAGAGGTCCGCTGCTTGATTTGGGGCGAATGGCCTATACATGCACGTTTTGTTGCACTTGTGGGGCTTTGCAGAGTTCTTAGTCATGCGCGAAACCTCACAGTCAGGAAAACATTCTCCACATTGCTGTTTTTTGTGAGCGTGGCACGCAGGGAGAATGATCGGTGGGAGGTGTGTCGGCATAGCAGGTTTTGTTGAGGGGTCAGGCAATGAGGTTGTCTTCTTCTCATGCTTGATGAAACCGCGGTCAGAGAAATCGTCGCCGCGGTGAGGTCCTTGTTTGAGCGCCTCTTCCTCCTCATCCTCTTCCAGGCCATCATTTTCATCGGTAATCGGTTCGTCAGACTCCGGACCGTAGTCCTCAGCACGATCTTCGTCGTCAAACTGATCCTTGGTTTTTTCCTCAGCTCGGTCCTCATCGATGTCGCTTTTAGTCTCCTCTTCCTCATGAAATCCTTCACCGTCGCGCGAGTGCCAGTGCTGGATGTAGACTTTGTCGAACTCACTGCCATAGGTTTTGACATTGACTTCAACTTCTTGCTGTCCTTCAAGAAGATGGTTGAGAGCGCGGAGGAAACGGGCACTTCCGAAGTTGTACTTGTGACCGTTCATCTCAACAAGTGACCCATCAGCGACATTGTCACTGCAATAGAAAGAATCGATGATTCCTTTGACTTTTGCTCGGTATCTCGTCGGTCTTCTGGAACCCGCGGCGCGGTTGTACTTCGGCCTGTGCAGTTTTCCCTTTCTGCCACCTTTGTGTGGCTTCGGGGGCATTTCAGCTTTGACGGGAGTTTCTCGACAAACATCAAAGTGGAATTCACCAAGGACATTTGGATGCCCGGGGTACACTGCGCCTTCGGCTCGAACAATTGGGAGAGTCAACAATTTGAACAATGTTCCGCCAATGAGTCTCACAGCACAGAATTGAGCGAAATATGAAACAATTGTCAGAAAGTAGTGGTTGTCACTGCAGTAGAGGTCCCCACAAAGCTTGCACGGAATGTAAAGCAGTTTGAATTCTTCTTTTGCGAGCGGGTCGGCACCGTCAACAATGCGCACAAGAAGCTTACTTCCCGCTTCAAACTTGACTTTTGGGTCCATCAAGTGGAAGCATTGGGAACAAGTTTCATAGAGTTCACCAGTAGCTTTGCTACGAGTACGTTCGTTCTTCTTGCATTCAGGACACAGTGTGTTGGACGGCATGGCCATGTAACCAATTGCTCCAATGGCCGCAATACCAAGACCGACAGCAAGGACACTGGTCATTTTTGGCATTTTCGACTTGGAAAGCTCAGGAGAGAGGTACTCCCATTTGCTCAGAATTCCGG